GCCATTTTTGACATACTTGATTTTTCTTCCACCTCAAAAAATACCACGATTAGAGGTTTGGGCGGAGCAGCAAGCAGGCAATATATGATAGGTCTATGGAGTGCTTTATACGCCAGCACAAGTGCAATTACGCAATTAGAAATTTGGAGTGCTACGAATGATGTAGCAGCTGGCTCACGCTTCAGTCTATACGGAATCAAGGGGGCATAATGGCGACACCTACTTACACCTTGATAGATTCAACAGTGCTAAGCAGTGCTGCAAGCTCAGTGACTTTTTCTTCTATCCCTGCTGACTATAGGGATTTGGTGTTGGTCTTTGAGTTTACAAACGACACAGCGACAAACGCACAGCCCTATCTTCGGTTCAATGGCGATACTGGAAGTAACTACCACTTCGTTGATGCACTTGGCTACGGCAGCGGAACACAGTCACAGAGTGGAACTTTCACTTATCTGAACTTGGGTAACGGTCTCGCCGCAAACAATGGCGAGACTTTGTTTTCAATTAGTTCAATACAAGATTACTCTGTAACAGACAAGCACAAGGCTGTTTTGGTTCGCAGTAACAAGTCAGATAGTGGGACTCTTATGGCGGCAGGTCGCTGGGCTAGCACTACTGCTATTAGTTCGATTTTGATTTATGCAAGTTTTGGAGAGTTCTCATCGGGCGTTTTTTCACTATACGGAATCGAGGCCTAAATGGGTATGCAACTAATCGAGACAATCGAGGTCGGATCAGGTGGGGCAGCCTCAATAGAGTTCACAGGGATACCTCAAGACGGAGTTGACCTAATTTTAGTTGGAAGTGCTAGGAATACCACCGCCGCTGTTACCAGTGCCGTAATTTTGCGTTACAACGGCATTACTACTAGCACTTATTCAAATGTAGAGCTAAGCGGTAACAGCGGCAGCGCAAGTAGCTTTAGCCAAACATTGAGCTATTGGAACCCCTTTATGAATGGGGCGACATCAACTTCAAACACTTTTGGTAGCCTTGAATTTAGAATTTCAAACTATGCCGCTTCTGCCGCTAAGTCCGCAAGTTCCGATTATGTTACTGAAAACAACAGCGCTGATGCCTACGTGGTAATCAAAGCACTTAGCGAATCAGGAACTTCACCAGTTACATCATTATTTATTGGTAATAACCTTGTAGAATTTAGCAGCTTCAGCCTTTACAAAAGCACAGCAGACTAAGAACAGGTAGAATAAAACTATGCCAGATACACCAGTAAAAGTAGTAGTAGACCTAAGCAAGCCAAAGGGTCAGCGTGAGTCAATCGTTCCCCTGACCGCAGAGGAAATCGCCGAGCGTGAGGCTATGGCACTTCAGGCTGCCGAGGAACAGGCTCAGCGTGAAGCCGAGGAGCAGGCAAAAGCCGATGCAAAGGCTTCCGCACTCTCGAAGCTAGAGGCACTCGGTTTGACCGAAGACGAAGCACTGGCGATTGTGGGTGGGTAATGCCAGTAACTAGCAGCGAGGTATCAGTCGGCACGGCTGTTGTCGAACTCAGCGGACCTTTCATTAGCTCAAAGTATGTTTACCTGCAAGACGGCGATTACGACGGCGACACCGTTGTCTATGTCGGTGGATCAGCGGTAACCGCAGCAACAGGCATCAAGCTTTCAAAGACAAACACAACAGTATTTCAGACAAACGCTGACGACTCTCTCTACGCAATCGCCTCAGCAGACGGCGGAAAAGTCCGAGTCGTCGAGGTCAAGTAGCTCTGCTAAAATAGTCACTAACCTACACAACTTCGAAGCAACGATGGAGCTAGTGTATGGATGACATGACCCCGAAGTGGGCGGTAGAGCTGATGATTAGGTTTGAGCGACTCGAAGCTCGCATTGCTACCAATGATGAAAGACACCACTCACACGCAGAGTGGGCAACCAGGAACATCAAAGATCACGAAATCCGTCTCCGTTCGATTGAGAAGAAGCTCTGGGGAGCTGTTGGTGCAGCGGGAATCATCGCAACCATAATCACCTTTATTGGCAGGACCGTCTAGTGAAGCGTGTAGCCGATTGGCGACTGCCCTACCCCGACAAATACATTACGGGTCACTATGGCACGCTCTCGGACTATCGCAAGAAGCGAGGTATGCAACCTCACTCTGGAACTGATTGGGCCAGACCTCTAGGCACTCGTATCCCTGCAATTGCAAAAGGCACGATCAGACTGATTCAGTATTCAAAAGTCCTCGGCTGGGTTGTGGTGCAGACCGCAATGGACAAAGACGGCAAAGTTTGGTATCTCGGTTACTGCCACATGGACAATCGACCAGGCTACGAGGTAGGACAGAAACTCGTCAAGGGGCAGACCATTGGGCTGATTGGCAACAGCGGGATGTCCTCGGGACCCCACCTGCACGCTACCGCTTCGAAAACTTTGAAAGGAGTCTTTGGTGCAACCTCCGCAAAAGTCGACCTCTACAAACTCATTCTCGAAAACATCAAAGGGTCAGAGGCAAAACAAGCGGACACGAAAGACAAAGCGTTGGTGGAGCCGAGCATTTGTAAGTGCTGCGGGCAAGAAATAAAGGATAAATAATGTTTAGACAATACCTAAAGCAGTTCGGACTTCGATCACTCGGACTAACAATGGCTACCGCTTTTGGTGGCACTGCTATTGGTGCAGTTGCAGGCGACTGGGTAATGGGAACAATCATTGGTGTTGGTTCGGCGTTCGCTGTCGTGTTCACTACCGTTGGTGTCTCGCTGGCTTGGAAGGGCACGCTCGAACTGAGCGACATTCAGAACGCTTACAGAGCTGCTGTGGCGAAGTCAGATTCTGAGGCTGTCAAGGACGCACTCGAGGTCAACCAAGACGGCGACTTTGATTGGGACGATGTTGCTTCTGACGATTACGACCCAGACCTCGCAGACGACGACGCTCGTCAGGCGTAAGACCACCCCAGATTCCGTCCTGCTGATTAGTAGCTAGGGCAAACTTTAGGCAGTCATTCTGCACGGGGCAATCACCGCACAATCTCTTAGCGTCACGAGCTTGAGCCCAAGTTTCAGGAAAGAAAAGGTCGGGGTCGGTTTCCATACAAACAGGATTCTGACCTGACTTCTTTATGGCTGTAACTAGGGCGAGAAACTCTTTATCGTCGTGCATACGCAAAGAGTAGGCACTAGCAAACCGCTTGTCAAATTAGCGTTCGTCTGACGAGGTTGCTCCCCAGATTCCCCACCGCTGATTCGTCTCAAGAGCGTATGTAAAGCACTCTGACATCATCGGACACTCACGGCAGATTTTCTTTGCTGCCTTCGTTGCTAGGTTGCGTTTCTCAGGATCGGGGTAATCCTCGGGAAAGAAAAGGTCGGGGACTCTCTGACATTCAGGGTCGACTTCGTGTATAAGTTTCAGGAACGCCAAATACCGACTTGATAAATGTCGGTCCCTACTCATAAAGTAAGCCTAACTAGCAAGGAGAGAAAATGAAGGCTCACGCACCGCAAACATTCAACAAGGCAGAGCTCGTAGGAGTGTTCGAGAATGGCACTTCAGAGTGGCACGAGGCACGCACAGACGGCTTAGGCGGGTCTGAGATAGGTGTTGCTATGGGATTGTCACCATTTCAGTCTCCGTTCCACCTGTGGGCTGTCAAGACAGGGCAGATAATTCCCGAGCCACTAACCAATTGGGCGGTGCGATTCGGGCAGAAGTTTGAGGAGCCGATTCTTGAACTCTTGCAGGAGGAACACCCCGACTGGGAGCTATACACGACGGGAACTTACCGTCACCCCGAGCACACCTTCTTGCAAGCTAACCCTGATGCCTTAGCAAAGATCGACGGCGAGTGGGTAATCGTCGAGGTCAAGACCTCACGCAACTACTGGCACGAGGTCCCCGCTACTTACATTGCCCAGGTGCGTCACTACATGGCGGTTATGGGAGTAAAACGTGCGGTTATAGTGGGCGTGGTCAACATGGCTTGGGTTGAACATTGGGTCGAGCGTGACGAGTTTGAGGAGCAGGTGCTGATTGACTCGGCTCGCAGGTTTTGGAAGTATGTAACCGACGGCACTCAGCCAGACTGGGACGGATCAGAGTCGACTTACGAGGCGGTAAGGTCATTACATCCAGACATCGAGGACGAGGAGATTGAAATTGACGGGCTACACTATCTGGCTAATGCTCAGACCGCTTTTGACGAAGCTGAAAGAGAACTCAGAAAACAAAAAGCCGAAGTCTTGAACGCAATGGGCAAGGCAAAGCGGGCATACTTTATGCAAGACGGGCAAAAGTATTTTGTCGCAGCTCGTGAGTCAAGGAACGGAGGACGGCCCTTCCTAAAGGTCCTAAAGTAATGCAAGTATTTCTAGGTGACGCAATAACCCTAATGAGGCAGGGTGATGACCCCACTATGGTCACGGGTCAGGTTTCGGGCGTAGTCCTCAATGACGCTAGACAGCTCGAACGAATCTACATTCACGGAATAGATGTTCCCTTCTGGCTTGGAAAGGGATGGTTAGTAGTAGACGAAAGCGAGGATAATGATGGCGAGATTTGACTTGTCAAAGTATGCAACAGTAGAGGAAAGACTAAGGGCGTTCTGGTCCGCACCCGAATCAGCGGACGCACGAATTGTCACCGTCAATCATTCAATAGACGACAAGACGCTTGTCTTTGAGACGAGGATTTATGTCTCGGCTGGTGACCAGGCGAACAACTTGCCGAAGGTCACGGGTTGGGCAAGCGAGGCTAATACCGACCAGTTCTCACTCGAGCGAGCGGAGACTAGCAGCATTGGTCGATGCCTTGCTAACTGGCTATGGACAGGTGCTAAACCGCTTGACGGAACACCGAGGCCAAGTCGTCAAGAGATGCAGAAGGTCGCCACTAATGAGCGAGACTTCGTAGCCGAGGCTAGTAAACTTACAGATGTTGAGGGGCTTCGGTTCCTCTACGCACAAGCTAAGGCAGCGAACGCATCGCAAGAGGTCTTAGAGAAGGTGAAGGCTCGTGGCGAAGCACTCGGTTCTGATCGCAAAGATAGCGGAACTAGAGCAGGCGTATCTGGTAGCTCTAAGGGAGGGCCAAAGAAGTGACGCTGCGTTCTGGAACAAAGAGCTCATTCATCATTTGTTGGTGCTAAGTGATTCCCTCAGAGATTCAGAAACAACTAGCCGAACTGACGGCGGAGAACTCTAAGGGTGCTGAGGCACTTTACGAGGCGGAAGTCCGTCTAGCTGAAGCCGAACACAACCTCGATCTCGTTGAGCAAAAAGCGTTCATCAAACACCAGGGAACAGTAGCTGACCGCAACGCCTTAGCACGCCTTGAGGCAGCCGACGCTCGCCTTGAGCGGGATTTGAGGAAGGCCGAGGCTAACCGTATCAGAATGAAAATCCGAGGGCTTGAGACGGCGATTATGGCTGTTCAGACTCAAGCTAAACTTGTCCAGTCGGAAATGAAAATGTGAGGTAGTCATGGCGGTCACTCGGAAAATGTCCCTACAACTCCGAGAGCGTGACCCCTACTGCGTGCATTGCGGAGCAGACACCGAGCTGCAAGTCCATCACCGTCGTAATCGAGGAATGGGCGGATCGCAAAAGCTAGACCGCTACGACAATCTAATTCGTGTTTGTGCTTGGTTGAACTACCAAATGGAGCAGAACGCCGAAGTCGCTAAGGACGCTCGTGAACACGGGTGGAAGCTAGGCCAATGGGACGGGTTCGACACGCCAGTTTTTGACAAGATGCAGACCAAGTGGTATCTATTATTACCTAACGGAACGAAGGCAGAGACTCACCCTCCTATGTTCCTTATCTAACAAGGAGAGAAGTGAAAGACCC